CTCTTGCTCAATAGATTTATCTAAATAAATTTCTTTACCATAAGCATCTTCAAGAGCGTGTGCCAACTCGTGTACAATATCGTCAATCATATCATCATTGCTACTTTGGTCATTTGTAAGGTATATTTCGCCGTTGGCATATTTGGCGTTTATATGACGAGATTCCAGGTCTTGAAAATATCCAATATGAACGGACTTTACTAAATCTAATATAAAAGGTGCAATTCTTCTATTAATAAAGGAAAAAACATAATCAAGATCAATTTTCTTAGGCAATGGGTCGTTTATAAAAACTTCAATGCTAAAAAGATTATGATAATGAGAGTTTTTTGCTCTAGAATTGAAGGATTCCTTAACTATCTGTTGTATCTTGTTTTTCATCGTTGTTTTCAGAGTTTTGTTGCGCTAAAAATTCTTCGTATGCCTTTTGACCTGTTTCGGCATCTGTTAATGCTTGTCGATACCCTAAGATCCAATTTTCTTCAGCCACAACCGTTAAAAACTCAGGAAATTCTTGTGCCATTGTGTTGACAATCATGTTAACAGTAACCTCACCATTGCCTGGTTCTTCTTTTTCGCCTACATATCCTACTATCATTTCTTTTAGAGGATTATCAGGGGACACTTGTTCTTCCAACATTGGGTTTTCGTTTTCAATTGACATGTTTATCTCCTTAAAAAATACAATAATATCATATTCTAAAATAAGTGTTAAATTACAAAACCTTGGCTGCTAAAGTGGCTACTTTCGATCTTTCTCCCTTGACAAGAGAGATATGACCTGCTAATTCAAAAGATTTAAATTTTTCAATCGCATAAGTTAGCCCGTTCGATGTAGAATCAAGAAAAACATTATCTATTTGTTCCACATCGCCAGTCAAAATGATTTTAGTATTTTCTCCGACTCGGGTGACAATTGTTTTTAATTCATGTGGGCTTAGATTCTGAACTTCGTCAATTATCACATAGGCGTTTGAGATAGATCGACCTCGAATATAACTCAGTGCTTCAATCTCAATTGTGCCGTCAGCATATAAATGTTCGATATTTTTAGCATTCCCGCTCATTAAAAAATCAAGATTATCTTGAATTGGCATGAGCCATGGTCGCATTTTCTCTTCTAACGTACCCGGTAGAAATCCTATATCTTGGGAACCCATGGCTTGTACGGGCTTTGATACAATTAACTTTTTATATATACTTTTTTCTATAACCTGCTCTAATCCTGCTGCTAATGCAAGTAATGTCTTCCCAGTACCAGCTTTACCTGTGATTGTGACGATAGGGACATCCTTATCATTTAGCAAATCCATAGCAAATTTTTGTTCTTTATTACGAGGATACACACCCCATGCATCGCTTTTATAATCACTTATGTTAACAAGTGGTGAGTTATAATTTTTAAATTTTGCAAGAGCGGTCTTTTTTTCATTTTCGTTTGAAACTAACATAACATACTGATTTGGGTAAAAGTTGCCAGATTCAGACTCAAGTGTTAATTTTTCTTTCCCAATATAAAATTGATCTATAAATTGATCATCTACCAAGTGCTTTACAAAGCCTGAAAATAACTCTTCATGCGTATCAATAACTCGGTTTGTTTTATAATCTTCGCTTGGAAAGCCCAAAGAATCACACTTAACGCGCATATTAATATCTTGAGTAACAAGAATCACTTTTTTTCTCTTGTATTTTGCTTTTTCTTTTAAAGCTGTGGAGATAATTTGATTATCAGGGTCTTCTTTCTCTAAACCATCTGGCATATAGATAGGATCGAAGGCGCGGACTGAAAGTTTTCCTTCTCCTTCTGGGATTTTTATACCTGTGTGTAGGTCCCCTGTTGCTCTTAAATCATCAAGAATCCGAATAAACTGTCGGGCATTTGCACCGACACCATCTTGACGTTTCTTGTGTTTATCTATCTCTTCTAAAACTTTAAGAGGGATGATTATATCATCGTCTTTAAAAGTAAAGATAGCCTTTGAATCAGCTAGATGGACATTAGTATCCAAAACATAAGTTTTTTTCATTAAAGTTCCTTACTTAAATTAAATCAACCAAAAAGTTATACCTATTATATATTTACTTTAAGATGAGAATATCATTAATCATATTTTTGCTTTCTATAATATTTAGCTGCTGCGCGAAGAATAAGGAGAAGAATTTTGTAAATGCTCGGGATTCATTTGTAAATGTAATAATTGAAGAAAAGGTCACTATCTGTGATAATGGCTCTTGTTATCAAAGAACTTTTACTTCATCAAGCAGTGGAGTAGTCGTAGTATTTAATAAAGAAAAGGTTGTCTTAACGGCGGGGCACTCTTGTGTTCCTAAAGATGTTAGTGAGGTTAAGAAAACAGTTTCTGGAGATGTAAAGATCGAAGCTATAATATACGGTTATGATATTCACAAAATGAAACATCTTTTTGAAGTTGAAAAAGTTGATATCGGGGAAGATACGTGTATTTTAAAAGCAAATACTCTCTGGCAAGAAGCAGTTCCATTGGCTATAAAAAATCCCGAATACGATGAGCAACTCTATAATTTTGCAGCGCCTCAAGGCATCTTTGCTAATCATATGGTCCCGCTTTTAACTGGTTATTATGTGGGCCAAAAAAACCAAATGGCGGCATTTACTATACCAGCAGCCGCAGGCTCTTCTGGATCAATGGTTTTAAATAAGAAAGGTCAATTAGTAGGAATGATCCATTCAGTTCATTCTGAATTTCATCATTTTGCCCTATCTCCCACTTTAAGTGCCTTAAAATATTTTTTAGAGGTAAATGAAAATGGTCGTCGGTTATTACTAAAATAAAGAACCATCATAGCGATTCTGATAGAATCTTGTGCCCAGGGCGGCGTCTCTGACTTCTTTATAATTTTTAAAAAGAGTAGCTAGTTTCTTTCCGGCTTCTACAGGTCCAAAATATGTTCTTTTAAGAAAGTATTCTTCTTCTTGCAAAGGAGGGAAAGAAGGGTTTAAAATCCACCCTCCGCTAAGATTTTGTTCGACGGAGCCTATCTGCCTTTCGTCAACATATATATCAGTTTTATAAGCATTAACTTTTTTAAACTTAGTTACAATTTTATTTTGTTCTGTCACTAGAATTCTCTTTAGAAAGTGATATAGCCTGACCTAAGATCTCTTCTGATGTTGGAGTGTGATTTTTCCCTAAAAAGAATAACATTCCAATGCCCATTTTTTTACAAACTTCCACTTCAGGAGTATTTTCAATATTCCTATTACCCCCATTTCCAAAAAAATCTGGTTTTAGTTTTTTTAAAGTTTTACAAACAGTTCCATCTTCGTCTTCGGCTGCTACAACTAAAACAACACCAGGGATCTCTAACAAGATTGATTTTCTTTTACTAAAAGGAAGAAAATTTTTGCCGTTCCACCTCTTTGAGGCACACCAGTCGTCGCTATTTAGGATTATAATCACGTCTCCTATTTGGGCAGCTTCTTGGATCATGCCTACTTGTCCTTTTGTGGGAGGATCAAACCCTCCACTTAAGGCTATTGTTGGTTGGTTGGTTTTCATTTTTGTTTTTTTACCGCTAGTTACATATAGCAGCCCATTACAAATATAGGATACCATAAGCTATGTCAAAATTTAAAATTTATCTTCTTTCTTTAATTTCTCTTTTTATTCTAGTATCTTGCAGTTCTTGCAGTCATATCCCAATTAATGAAGATCAATATAAACTCGGTGATCTTATAGACATTAATTCAGTAGTTAAAGTTGAATCAGTTTATATTGTTGAACACTGCACTGGAGATGTCTGTAATACATACAAAATGATGTCAACCTCATCAGGAGCGGCAATTGCTAATTCTGTAGGAGGGAAGTATATCTTAACTACTGGTCACACTTGTAACCCAGAGTTTGGAGTCCCAAGAGGATTAACAAATGTGAAAGTTACTCAACATACTTTTGTAGTAGATTCGAATGGCAACAGGCATGCTACAATAACCGTAGATTTTGACAGAGCGCAAGATATTTGCGTTCTACATTCAAAAACTTTGACAATTCCAAATCTTCCAATTGCATGGGAAGAAGCACCTGATGTTGGAGATAAGGTATACAATTTTGCTGCGTCCGTTGGAGTTTTTGGAGAAAAAACTATTCCTGTGCTCGAAGGGAGATACTCGGGAAAATATTGGGGGATGTCTTTATATACGATACCTGCTATTGGTGGCAGTTCAGGATCACCCATCTTCAACGTTCGAGGGCAGCTTGTAGGGATGATTCATTCAGTTCACAGCAGGTTTCATCATTTATCATTTGGTCCTTATCATGAAAAATTAATGCATTTCATAAAATTAAATACCCCTTATAATATACCAAAGGGTATAAGAACTGAATGGACTGATATGCCTGAAAAAAGATCTAAAAAGATATATCTTGACGAAGCTGGTTTAAAACAATATTTAGATAAAGTTCAAAAAGAATGCGAGTGCTTAGGGCGTCAATGTATCGAAAAATGTACCTTTAAGTAATAATTTCATCAATTAACCCGTATTTTAAACATGTTTTTGCATTCCACCATAAATCATGTTTCAACATCTTAGCTAATTCCTTTTGAGGAATTTTAGTATGGGCTTTATAAATGTCTTTAATGGTTTTCATTAAAAGATCATTATTAGCCATATCATCTTTAAGTTCCTCGTATTTTCCCCATGAGCCTGCGGAAAGTTGGTGGATGAGCATAAAAGAGTGCTCATTCATCATTCTATGTTCTCCCGTTACACTCATCATAGTAGCAGCAGAAGCCGCACATCCATCAATAATAGTAGTAACAGGAACTTCCGAAGTCTTAATATAATCCACAGCAGAAAAGCCAGCAAAAACGCTGCCGCCGTATGAATTAATATGCAGAAAGATATCTCCTAAGTAAGTAGATTGCAGTGCAGTCGCTTTATTCATCATATTGATTTCTAGATTCTTTAAAGATTTATTTAAAGCCAGTATCTTCGGACGGGTAACTTCAGAATAAAAATAAATTCTATTATTTGCTGAAGTTACTTGATCTTTTTCGGAACTGCTGCCAGCTTCATCGCCGCGTCGGGCTGCGGTTGGCTGTTCATCTGAATCTACTTCAGATATCCATTTAGTTGAAATCATTTTATTCCTTTATTTCTTTTTAAGCTCAGTGACAATTCTGCCCATATCTTGTTCAATCTTTTTAACAATACTATTAAGTTCCGTTTGCAAAGCTACCATTTCATCACGCAAGGAACTCATTCTTGAACTAATATGATTAACTTTTTCTTCTAGTTTTTTTGTACTCATTGTATCTCCTTTTTTTTGGTACACCTGACAGGATTTGAACCTGTGACCCACGGCTTAGAAGGCCGTTGCTCTATCCTACTGAGCTACAGGTGCTTACGTTCTTCTTGTAATAAAAATTTCCAAGTATCTTGCCAGTTTTGAATTTCTCTAACCACACACTCATTATCAGAATTAGTTAAAGCATTAGCTAGAGCGTGATCATTTCCTCCAGGGTGAATTCGATCGCCATAAAAATGAATGAATGTGTTTGAACTAATCATATCATTATTTTTTAGATATGTTAAGACCTGTGATTTATCTTTTCCAGGGTTAAAAATATCTATACTTATTTCGCCGCCGATGGCTGTGGTTAGCAACCCATGATATTTGTTATTTAAAACAGAAGCGAATAAAAGCCTTTCTTTTACTTTGTCATCAAAAGATAAATACTCTTCTCTATCTTCTTGTGTGGCATTTCTTCCTAAGACAGAAAAGTTTATCATGCCAATTCTTTCTTCTATGTGATTACCAAATCTTTTTGGATATTTTGAACTTAA